ATCCACCACAAGTTGTTTCTAAATCAACACAAGGTCCAGTTATTTCACTACAATCAGTTGTTGTTGGATCAATATATCCACCTGGTTGACAAAATAGTGCACCACTATCTTCTGGATCATCATATCCACCACAAGTTGTTTCTTGACCAATACAATCACCATATTGTTTACAGTCTTGACCTGGTTCAAGATAAGTACTTGGGTTACATGTTAATATACCCGGATCTTCTGGATCATCATATCCACCACAAGTTGTTTCTTGACCAATACAAGTTGTTCCGGTTATGTCACTACAATCAGTTGTGTCTGGATCGATATAATCTGGTGGTTTACAAGTGTCTTCTCCGCCTTCATTATAATAAAATCGACATCCTAAATTACCTTGAACACATGCATCAGCAGTATTTTCATGGTTATATTCTGCACAAGTCAAATTACCTTGAACACAAGCATTATCAGTATCTTGATGGTTATATTCCTCACAAGTCAAATCATTATCTATATAATCACCTGGCATACAACCACCAGTACCAAGTCCATCATCTCCACCATCGTTTGCTTGAGTAAAATCAGCACAATCTTGAATTGGATTAATATATCCACCTGGTTGACAAAACAATCCAGTTGCATCTTGTGGATCATCATATCCACCACAAGTTGTTTCTTCATCAATACAAGTTGTTCCAGTTATTTCACTACAATTATCTGTTGCTGGATCAATATATCCACCTGGTTGACATGTTAATGAACCGGGATCTTGTGGATCATCATATCCAGGACAAGCAATCTGTTGTAGAACTACATCATACCAACTAACTGCCCAAGTATTATTTAATGTATTACCAGTTGGATTTAATAAAAGTGGTAATTTTGATGATACGATACTAGCATCACCACCATTTTGAACTAACCACTCATCGAGATTATCCACACCAGCAGTTTGATTTGCTGTATTGTAATAAGTTGATAACCAATCTAAACAATCACCAGTTCCACCAATACAACTCATTACTGGATAATCTTCTATAAAATTAGGCATTTGCAAATGACCATAACATGGATGACAAGGACAAGGTGTACCAGAACAATTATTAGTTGATTGGTCACAACTATTTTCTGGATCTGATGGATCTGAACATCCTGAACCATCCCTACAATACCACCTCATTTCTGTATCACACTGTCCAGATTCACATGTATTAAATACGATGATTTGTCCTTCTTCTTCACAACCAATACCTGGAGGATCATTCACTCCAACACATTCCTGTTCCGTACGCTCACAAAGAGTACCATTTTGACAAACACCATAATAACATGAAAATTCTGGAGAACCACCATCACATATAAATGATGGACAAGTGACATTATAGTCAAAACCTACAGCTCCAGGATTGAGTGTAAAATTAACTAAATTAACAATATCTAATACATTCATTTGACCATCTGGTTGAGTATCACCAGAAGCTCTATAAAAACCACTATTCCATTCCGTGTATCCATCACCATCTTCTGGTTCAGGAGTACTTCTAGTATCAGGTCCTGGTGTATATTCAAACAAATCATTCTTGTTTAAACCCAACTGCTCATATGGATCATAGTTAATAAAGTCTTCTTTTAATACTATCAATCTATACGGATCGATATAACCCATATCATGAGATCCTGCACACATAAAACCATCTTCATGCACATGATATGGACCATTATATGTTAAACCATTATTTAAATATACAAATTTTCCTTTTCTTGCAGTTAATCCTGCCTCTACGATAGGACTCATTGATATTCGTTTTGGTTCTTTTCGTTTTAATCCAGATAATTCTTCTTTTACACCTGGCAAGTTAGTAAGTTTTTCTTGAAATTCTTCAAGTAATAATTGTTCTTTTTGTGGATCACGCTGTGGTGTTGGTAAAGTCATACCACCCCGTGGTTGTCTGTTTTTATTATTTTTTGTTGCCATAACCTAAAGTATCCTCATAGGATATTATTCTGGTAATTTAAATCCGCGTGCACGAATTAAATCTGATTTTGAAATTATTTCTACCTTACATCTTGCACCCAATCCAGAATATGAAGTAAATGCTGAAGCTTCATCTATATTCCATCTCCAATAATGTGAATTACTATTATAAGAATCATATGCAGAGGAATCATCTTCCCAAACAAATGGATTATAATTTGCAACAATAAAATACCATTCATTTAAATCTATTGGAACTTTTGTGTAGTTGAATGCATAACCAGATTGATAATTAGGTGCTTCTTTAGTACCATTATTATCATGTTCTAATACAGGTAATCCATTAGTTGAAATACCACCTTCATTTAGGGTTGTATTCAATCTTGGTAGGTCAGTAGTTGCTATATGTGAATCTCTAATCATATCATTCTCATCTCTAACAACCAATCTAATAAATCTTTCAGAATCATTCGTAAGAAATGCATCGTCTGGTAAAGTACCAGACCATGTTCCACTATCGGTTTGTTTTACAACAAAGGTTTCCAACATGAAACCCATAGGATTATCTGCCCTTAACGGATTTCCAAAATTAAACAATGTTCCTGAATTAATTTGATCTAAAAATTTAACCCACATCGTTATTGTGAAACCATCACATAAATAACTTGGACCAATACAATTAGTCGGAGCCCCATCATAATTAAAAGTAGTTGAAGTTCCTTTCATCAAACCAACACCTGTTCCTTCTTCTTTTCTTATAATGATTGACTGATTCATATGTCTGATTTTTAAATAACCATCTGACTTATCTTGATATACAGGTCTGTCATCCAAATCATCAACACCATGTTGGTCAACATCTTCCAAGAAAAAATTTAAATCATTTCTTAACCATTCTAAAGTTTTATTCTGATTAAGGTCATCATTTTCAGTTGATAAATTTAATCTTGTTATAGAATTACCACCCATTGAAATATCATCTAAATCTCTTGGTATTGGAGTATCCAATATACCATCATTATTTTCATCTGGCCATGGGGTTTCTGGGTAACTACCTTTTAGGTTTTGATAATCAACAAAAAATTTATCTATTAAATCTTGTCTAGTTTTTTGTTGAGGCATTAATTCAAATATATTAGTATCAAGAACTTGTTGTGCTTGAGTTGGATCTATATTAATTGTATCACTACTAAGTGGTATAAATTGACTTAATATACTTAAAACCGTTTCGTCTATTGGTAGTGACTGTACACCACTACAATTTGGATTACCTTCCATTCCATCGGGTACTAAAAAAGTCAATGTGTCTAAAAATTCAGATCCACCATATGATGCAAGATATATTATTGAAGAGAAATCTTCATTTTCCGATCCATAATTATCAGTACTACAAATATGTCCAACACCGTCATCACTTGGAATTACATCACCTGTACAATAACATCTTGAAACTATATCAATAATGTCATCAAAATCCGTATTATGAGATTGATAATCTTGTTGATATAAAACCAAAGGTTGACTTTGTTCTCCGGATGTATTAGTTATTTGTCCTGTAGATATTATTTTTCTAAACTGTTCAGCAGTCTCTATCGTTACATCATTTAATTCACCATTCACCGTATAAGTAAAAGTTTCTGGTAATAATGAAACAAAATGATTTGAAATAAATCTAACCAAGTTTGTCTTGAATTTAGTTTTAGATATGGCCATAACCTATTTACTCCTATTTCACTACTTTAAATTCAAAATCATCATCATAAATATATTCTTGATTATCATCCGTTGTTAATTTAAGAAGTATCTTATACACCCTATTTGGTTGAAATGTATTCATCCATTGAGTAAAATAACTACCACTTACATCACAACTTAGATAACTATAAGTAGTATCAGTATTATCCTTAAATGGTACAATTGTTTCTCCTGTTGCTATATCTACTATTGAATAACTACCACTTTTTTCAGGAACATATGATTGAGAAACGGTTTGTACAGATGTTGAAAAGGTTTTTTGAATATATCTTTTTCTAGCACCGACTCTAAATTTAACCTTTTCATTTTCTTTATAACTATCCCTTAACCGTTTTATATATAAATATTGGTCAACTTCACCATTTACATTTAATGCATTTAAACTTCCAGTTGCAGACCCAGTAGCAATAACATGGTCATCCCATCTAACTTCAAGTTTTGGTGTATATATAGTATTAGTATTTGACGAAAAGAATTTTAATTGTGCAAATGTTTGATTATCAGTTTCTTGACTTTGACTAAACCTTAAAAGAAATCCATGATTGGTATTAGTACCATTTAACCAATTATTAACAATATCAGTGACATCCATATTTATGTCTGGAGATTCATAAGAAAACGATTGTGATGCACGGTTTCCACTACCACTTATATATGCACCACCATATTGTGAACTACCGGATTTCTGAACTTCGGAATTAGGACCACCCATACTCCAAGTAGTTTCAGTAGATCCTGGATAATTATTCCTATTCTCCCAACTAACACCATTGGTTACTTTTGGATTATCACCAAACTTACCTGTTCCCTCATCCCAAGACTGTGATATTGGAAATGCCGTAAGTTTATATTCACTTGATAATTCCTGTGTTCCTTCTGTTTCATAAAGTCTTAAAAAGAATCTTGGGTTTGTTATATCACCCTCCTGTATTGATTTGGAAACATTCGTAAATTCAGTTCCACCAAAACTCATTAACATTCTAGTTGGATAATCAAAACTAGCATTGTAGAAATTCTTTTTTAATTCAAGAACAGGATCTTGTCCATAATTCTGATCTTTTTCAGATATACCAGTAGTTGAAGCATTCGAACCACTTGATATCCACGCGTCTTTTGTTGTGTAAATAAAATAATGCATTATCTAACTATTCCTTTTATATTATCATTTGGGTTTTTTAATTCAAATACTGATGGTGTTGTGGATGGTAAGATAACTCCATCACCAGCTGGTGCATCATCACCATAAAATATAGTAAAATCATACATCCAACCATAATCATCATTATTATTCAAATCAGTATTATTTCCACTATTTTGTCTAGTACATTCTTCTTCTATTCCACTGTTACATTGTTGTAAACTAAAATCCCATAATGGTACAGGAATTACATCAGAAAAATCAGAAGAACCATTTCCCTGAGTAAGTTTTATAAAATTGACTGCTCTAACACCATCCAATCCCATTAATTCATATTCTAAATCATTTGAATAAAGTGGTTGATGAAATTGCATTTTATCTACTGTAAAATAGTTTTTTATAGTATCTATACATCTTAATTTAACATCTGATTTATTTGAAGACCTATGTGCTACAACATCAAAAACTACACCAAAATTTATTACTTTTCCATTCTTAATTCCAATTTCATCTGAAATTATTCTATATTGTGATAAATAATTTTTTAGATTAATTTGTAATGGATGTGGTAATAAATCAGATGAAGGTAAAGTAACAAGATTTTTATTATTATCATATGATAAAATAAAAACATCAATACTTCCAATAGTAGTATCTACAGAAGTTGATATATTACCCAATGCCATATTTATTTGTTGTAAATCAATTAAATTATCATTAAATGTATTTGTCCCTTCAGATATCACACTATTAATTGTATCAATGCCATCCTGTAATGAAATTTGTCCAGCTACAAAATCAGCATCACCTATCTCTGTAGAAGTATTAAAACTAGTAATAGCATCTGTAAAATTACCTGTGACCTGGTTACTTATATCTACTCTGTTTTGGCTGAGATTACTTATTTCCTCTTCTAAATTATTTTCAATATCTGGAATAACAGTATCGAGATTTACATCAAAATCACCAATTTCAGTTCGTTTAACAAATACCTTTGCTATATTTCCAAATTTTGCAGGTAAAGATAAAACTCTTGCCTCATAATCTTCTTGTGTTACACACCTATTTTGAGATGCAAAAAATGCCTTAGCATTTCTTCTTATCTCATCAATTGTTTCACCACCAGAACCACCCCTAGCAGGTGATTCATTAGTTACAGTTAAGGACCTACCAGTAGAATTACCATGTAAATCAGCTGAAGAATCTATAGTAGTTAAATCCCCAGATGGAACATTTGAAGTTATCCCACCACCCACTCTATACTGGACATATATATTTGTATGTGAGGGTGATTCTCCAAGAGTATTTGTATTGTTTGAAAAATTCAAAGGGTCTACAAAACTACTAATATCATTATCATCACCAGGTATGGTTATTCCTACCTGATCCAATTGTATAAAAGAAGATTCTTGTATTTGACCACTCCTTAATACACCATTACCAAACACAAGTGATGTTTTGTTATCATCATTTATTTCAGTAATAAATCTTTTAGGTGTTTTTAAATACTGTAACATGTATGGTACTGGAACCTCTATCGTACCATTACCATTTTCATATTGATATGCAGATGTTCTCACATCATCTCCTTCTGTATAATGAGTTTCAATTGGAACTTTATCTTGTGCTAAATATTCA